CCGTGAATTCGCGCGCAGCTGCAGACACAGAAAATCTACACACCGTCCCTTCCGAAACCCGTTGCATACGAGAATCGATGAGACCGACGGTCGCTCCGCCGGCACAATTATCAGGGATGGTCCACACACCTACAATAGCTACGCCTAGAAGAGTAACAAACTTACTACGAGTTAGATCTACTCCTCGGAGCAGATCGACAGGAATTAAAGACTCGTACTGGTTAGCTTTAATTATAGAACAATCAGTAATAGAAAGAAATTTAAAAACTGTAAAATAATCAGGAAGAAGTTTATCTACCCAAGAAATCTTAACGAAATCTTTGGGTTTTAACGACTCCTGGACACTGATCTTATCTAAAGACATTACTTTGAATAATAAAATAATGAACGGAAAAGGTGCTTGTCCCCAAGATACTTGCAAATAGCATTAATAGCAAAACTGCTACCCCCAGCGTGAGGAAAAACCTCGTGGATAGCATCGTCAAGGAGATGGAAATAAGCACCGTTAAACAACGGCCTCGCAACATCACACAAAGAAACTCTCAGTTCTTCAAGGTGATCCCAGTCGGTGATGTTCTTAGCCCCTAACTTACCTATTAATTTTAAGGGGTCAGGATATACAATACAGCCAGTTGAGTGTGTGACAACATACCTACCACAGAAATAGCCATACTTCTTCAAGAAGAGTTTGGCTTCGAAATTCCACATTAAATTGGCGGTCTGTTGAATATTGTCAGTGGGAATCCCTTTAGGTAGATAAATCAACGAATCATCCCCACAGAAACTGGCTTTAATACAACGCTCTAAAGGTAACATACTACTAACACACGCAGCAATAATAAAAGTATTACCAATAAAAGTAGTTACATCACCGGACTTACGTTGATAATAAATTACAGTTTTAATACCCGCCTGAAAATCTTTCAATAAAGTTCGACGATGTCCTCTTTCCCAAATCTTGGCAAGAAACGAATCTAGACCTAAACGTTCCCATATCTCCATTTCAATAGCAAAATGAAAATCATTCTGCGACTTATCATACTTGGAAACGTCCAGCTCAACCACCTCCATATCATTCTTCGCG